CATGCTTCTGAAGTTGCATCATTGGCTGCATACACTCCTGGGATTAATGTTGATGCTGGAGCCCATACTAATTTACCTGCATCTGGGTCTGTTACTTGAACCCAAGGCCAATATGAAGCAGCGTATGAAGTATCTAAACTTTCTGCTGTAGTAGTTGCGGCTGATACTGTAGAACCATATGTCTCTAAATCCATTACTATAATGGCGTCACCTCTATTTTCTATGTTGGATATTAATGTATTTAACGGTGTAGCGTGAGCTGATACTGAATAAATTAATCCAGGTGTTGTAATAACATTATATTGAAATTCATCGGCATTAGCTAATAAACCTAAAGCATTTAAATAATCCGTACCTGCTAACCCTTGAGTATTTGTGTTAATGTTTTCATAATAATTGGCACCTGCTGCTACAATATTACCCGAAGCGTCTCCTAAAGTTCCACTTTGAGCTACTGGTATTGAGCCTGTGTAATTATCTTTAGCTACACCACTATTGTCAAAATAGTCAGGTGTTTTTTCATCTACTGATTTTACTCTTATATACCTTGAAGCGTTTCTAAAACTTCCAGATGTTTGTAGATAAGAATCGGCCCCACTTCCTCTCATTACTTGTTTCTGATCACCAATTATTCTAGCTATGTAGTTAGGTTGTTTTGGATCTAATGAAACATTTGTAAATGATTCTAATATGGATTTTGATTTAGTAACATCATCTCCTCTTCTTACTATTACTGAGAATATTCCTTTTGCTTTATTTGGACTAACAATTTCCCATCTAATATTATCAGAAGAACCACTTGGTAGAGCTCCTGTTGATGTTTGTGTTGAAGTACTATTCATATTAGCACCCTCACCTATTGTTTCTAATGTAAAAATATTATTTGCTTGTTCTGCAATAGTTCCAGATACAAATGAAGATGTTGCTGATGTGAATGTCCCAGATTGAACTCTTGTAACTAATAATGACTCACCGCCACTATTAAAGTAGTTATATGCTGATATTGATGTAAGGAATGAATATGTATCTGATCCACTTTCAAAAGTACTACCAAAATTTGCTAAATACTCACTATATGTTGTAACTAAAGTTGGGATTTCTACTTGACCTTTTACTGTAGGACCCACAATAGCCGCACCAGCTTGTACTGGTAGTGAAGTAATTTGAGATTGATCGTTTTCTCTTGTCAATACTCCCGGTGAAATTAATGTTTCTGCCATTTTATTGTTATGTTAATGTTATATTATTTGATAATAAATATATAGGAAGTATTCAAAAATTTAGGGATTTGAAAGAAATTCCCCGGTTTCTAATGAAATTGTTCCTTTACCGTATTTACCTTCTAACTCGCCCACGACTATTGATTCTTGGGATTTAAGTTTTATAAAACTATCCTTAATTTGTTCTTTTTGGAGTTGTAAATTAATAATTTGCATCTCTACCTCACCTGCTAATATTGTTAAAGAGTTAAATTCTTCTCTTAATTTTGTAACCTGTTGGATTTCTTCTTGTGTTAAAACTTTTTTTATCATTTTTTATATATCTTTTATATTGGATGTGGTTTCGTAGTTAAATGTAATTTGGTTAGGACCATAATACTTTTTTATAGATGCTAACTCTTTCTGGATAGTAGGTGGGACAATATATCCGTGTATTTTTAAAGAAAATGTAGACTTAACTACCCTTTCACCACTAGTTTGGATTTCAACAGGTGTTGCAAATGAATCTATTCTTGCTCTAAATTTAAACTTTTCGGGATCTCCCCAATATGAATCCGAAGCATAATTCATAGCTTCTATTAGTATGTTTAATTGTTCAACATAGTAAGTAGAAATTATAAAATCATATGTAACTGTTACATAATCAGGTACAACAACAGCATAATATTGTTTTATTGGTTTTTTATTATTAAGTAAATCAAAATTACTATATGCATTTTTAGATGAATATGGTTTTTCAAATACACTAATATTGTTTGGGAAATTAGCATCCAATTTATTGGTTACAGTTCTGTTCTTTTCAATATTATTACGTTTAAATGTAATTAAAGGCATCATTATTTTACCTTTTTTATCCCTATAGTATCCGTCCTTTTGTATTTGTTTCCACCTTTCGGGTGAACCATATATTATAGGTACTTTCTGGGTTACACCATTTTGTTGAACTGTTGGTTTAATTATATTTTCAACATAATAAAATATAGCTTCATCAATTTCTTTAAAGCCTAAACTAAATGGTTTTGTTGTATCACCTTTAAATGATACATGGTTACCCCTATTTTTAGGATCAAATGATGAATCATTCGGGTTACCTCTAGTTTCCCCCGTTTCTGGGTTAATATAAGGTTCCTGAAGAGATTTACTAAGTTCCTTTTGTGTTTTTGGTATTGGTTTTTTTCCTCTTTCAGCCATTATATTAATCTTTCTTGAGTAATTCCTACTTTATCTGCTGGTACGTAATGGGTTTCACAAACAATTGAAATACTTGAACCAAAATTTTCTAATCCAGGGTTAAGTGGGTTAGTATTATTTGGGTAATCTGGGTTTTTACCTAAAAAGTATTGATTAGATATTGTTTTATCTACCTCGTAATATCCTTTCTGGTATAATATAATATCTCCCACTTCAGGAACCAAGTCAGCTCCATAAATATTTGTATCGACATTAAAATCTTTATTTTTATCTAATAAATCGTCACGTAGAAATTTAAATGTTGCACCCCAACTAAAATCCGTACCTAGGTCAGTTTCAGGGTATTCTTGGTCTGGTTTTGATATTAAACAGTTAAGTAAAACAGGACCCATATAATATTTTTCTTCAGCAGCTTCACCATAAATATTTACTTTCGTTTCCTCAAGTTTATATTTGTAGAAAGCACACTGTTGGGTGATTATCTCTCCCATTAATTCTCTATTCAAATGTCTGAATAGACTGATGTCTCTTGCTCCTCCAAAAAGTGCCATATTATCCTATATAAATTACGTTTGGAACTTCTGTAAGTTCTTTCTTTAAATAATCTGTTTCTAATGAACGTCTCTCCATTAACTTCTCCTTAGATGTTTCATCAAAGTAAGATCTTATTCTTTCAATTAGAGCTGTTCTTTCGTTTGTTGCTGCTGTTATTAAATCCGTAGAATTTACTGTAACATTGTCTCCGGGGATTGGTATGGTTGAGTATTTTCCTCTAACATACCCCAACATTTCTTTACTCAATGCTAATGCGTACTCAAATATCCAACTTCTACCTACAGAGTTAATTTGAAGGTATGTTGGGTTAGCATAGGGTACATTAGATACGTTAGTTATTTTATTAGGGGACTGTGTTATACTATTAGCTAATCTTTCGGATTTAAGTAAATATTGAAAGTATAGTTTGTTTAAATCATTTTTAGGAATTGGAAACAACTTTAATTTGTTGTTTTGAATTTCAAATGAATAGTTTGATTTTCTTATTTGATCATTTAACTCAATAGCCTGTAATTTTTGTATATCAAAATTCATAGGCATCAACATAAAGTTAACTGCTGGAGAATATTCACCCCAACCAAATGAATCCATCATATTCATCGCCCCTGTACCTGAACCTGCATATGGGTCAAAATATTTAACAATAGCTGGAGGGGATTCATAAAATACTCTTTTAATTTCAAAATCACTACCACTAACACCTAAATTATTTAAAGCCCACTCACCTAAATCATAGGTTTGAACCGAGGCAGTTAGGGCTAGTGAGCCTGTATGCCAATCTGTAGTACCACCTGTACCCGTTTCAGTACCATACTGCTCTGACATTTTAACTACATTACCTAGGTTTGGAGTAATTATAGCAGTGTTGAGATTTGCTGTTGAAGATGCACCCTCTAAAGATAAATAATCTTGTCTAATTTTATGTGCATATAATTCATTACCATATGTGGTTACTGCTTCTTCAAAAGCAGCGTAGAAATTTAAATCTTGCAACTCAACATCAACAATAGGATAACCCAATCTTCTAGCACAAAATAAGGCTACTTTATCCGCATCAGTTTGAAAATCAGCATCACTGTCGTAAAATCCAAAAGGAGTTGAACCTGTTGTAAAGGTTGATGTTCCAGACCATATAGGAATATTTGCCATAGTATTGTTTTTTATTATAAATATCGGAGGAAAACGTTCCTATTTAGGGGGTATGGTTATTTCTTTTTTCCTTTGGTTATACCACGTTCTTCCGCATCTTCATATATTTCAATCAAGCCTTCTACAATTGGATCTCTGTGATTATGTTTTAAAGTAATACCAACCATATTTTTTATTTTACGGGCAGCTGTATATAGGAATCTAAAACCTGAATCTCTTCTGGATTTTAAATCAACTTGGTGGTCATCCCCACAAATGATCATTTTTGAACGTAAACCTATTCTGGTTACTATCATCTGCATCTGCTCATGTGTTACGTTTTGAGCTTCATCTACTATAACTATGCTATCTAAGAATGTTCTACCTCTCATAAACGATACAGGTACAATTTCTATTTTACCTTCTTCTATATACTTTTCAATTTTAGTCTTATCATACAATAAAAACATATTTTGGTATATAGGTTGCACCCAAGGATCCATTTTTTCTTTTAAATCTCCAGGTAAAAAACCTATTTCTTCTTTAGATACAGTTGGTCGTGTGATTATTATTTTTTCATATTGCTTTCTAAACAACCCATCAAGGGCAATTTGACATGAAAGTAACGTTTTTCCTGAGCCTGCTGAACCTGCTAAGATTGTTAATGTATTATTAAGTATCTTTTCTTTAGATTCTTTTTGCTCTTCGTTTAAAGATATTTTAAACTTAATTGGATTTTTTGGAACCCTTTTACTCTTGAATACCGGGTCATTGTGGTTTTTAGAACTCATATTTTTAATTTTAAAACTTGTGTATTTTGGTGATACATATAGTAAAAATTTAGATAAAAAAAGAGGCGCATAAGCGCCTCTAATTTACCTTTTATGTAATTATATATTAAAGAGAATTTAATCCTTCAACATAAATTTTACCATAGTACTCTGGGCGAACCACTTTCTTAGCATACCTAGTCAAAAGACCTTTTCTTGGTACGAAAGTTTCTGGGTCGTAAACCATTGGAGTCATGATTAATGGAATGTATGGAGCAAATACTGCACCAGCTTCCAAGAATTGACCACCTCTGTATCCCATTAAGATAGTGTTTTCAGTCATATACGGGTTTTTATACACCGTGTATCTTGAATTCATTGTACCTGCTTTCTGAACTCCAAATGCGTAGCTCATTTTAGCAGCATCACCATCCGTGTTAGCAGCAAATCCTGGAATTGATTCCAAAATAGTAGCTACTGCTGGAGAACATACTAAGAAGTTTGCACCACCTCTTAAAGTTCTTTGGTGAATTGTGTTACTCAATTTCTGCATTTTAGTTCCTAATGTTTGGAACCACTGTCCTTGAGTATTGAAGAATCCTAAATCAGATCCGTATCCTGCAGATGTTATAGAAGTATTGTTCGTTGCTGACCAATATTCAGTTCCTGCAGCTGCAGAATCAATTAACATATCTAAGATTTCCATATCAATTTCTAAAGAAATGTATTCACTCATTACTGATGTTAATTCAGCTTCAGCATCTAATGAATGGTATGCATTTAAATCTTGAGAAAATTCTGGAGTCCATACAGCTTTCAGTTTTCTAGTTTTCGCTACGATAGCTTCACTTGACATATCAACGTTAATCTCTGGAATAGCTGTGCTATTTTCGAAATCACCTCTTGTATTATCAGCTGGTTGTTTAGAGAATGTAATAGTTGCGTCAGTTGCACCATTTGCAATCAATGCATCTAATCCAAAGAATTCGATGTTTCCACCATTTAATTTAGTAAATTCTGGTAAGAATTGAGAAGCAACTACTGTTGAACCTGAAGATAAAGAAAATGCTCTTACTCCTTCAGCATCAAATGAAGCCATTGATGAAGTTGGTACAGAATACTTTGAATATAATCCTCCAGCAACTGAAGCAGAATATGTTGAGTTTGCGTTAAAATCTGCAAAGAAGTCTGGAGTTGTTGATACTGTTACAGTAGCACTACCTGATGCGTTCAAGATAGAATATCCGAATCTTCCAGCACCGTAAGCACCACCTGCTGCTTCGTTTCCAAAGTTTGCTGAAGGTGTTCCGTACATTGAATCGTTAGCTGTGAATGGAGCTTTTGTAGTACCATATTGGAAATCCAAATAAAATACTAGACCTGAAGGTAAGTTCATTGGTTGAACCGAAACAAATTCCTTTGCTGCGATTTGACCGAATACTTTTCTTACCAATGGTAAAGCTACACCAGCCCAAGTTTCTCCTGTTCCTGCTGTGAAGTTTGCAGTTCCTCCTGTTTGAGAACCTTCTGTTACTAATTGCTTAGCTTGGTTTTCTAGGAT